GTTATGTAAGGTTGCTCGTGAAACTGTTGCTTCTCCTATTATACAGGGTTCTAGTATTGCTACTGGAGAAACTGCACCTGATTTTCCTACTTGCCATTTAACATCAAGTAGTTTTGTTACTATACCCTCTTGTTTTTCTTTTAGAGCAAATGCTCCACGAGGGTGGTGGGAAGTATATCCTAACTTATCAAAATCAAAGTTAGAGTTTACTCTCCACACTTCACCGTCCTGCGGGAAACGATCCCAATCACCTCGGTTTGCAACTGCAAACTTCATGTGACTTGATAGCATATCCATGTCTTCTCTCCATGTAGGGCAGATAGACGGCTGTATGCCATAAGCGATGAAAGTTAGATCCCTTTTCTTAAACTCTTCTACGTCCTTCAAGTTAAGCGCACCCGCTGCATAGTTACGGGCATTGGGTATCTCCTTAGGAGCTACAACTTCGCCTGTAATTTGCTTCGGTTGTTTACTGTAAATAGTAGTAGGTACTAGTTCTCTCATCTTATCTGTAATATCCAAACCTTTCTTTCCATCACCTCTAGTGAGTGCCATAGAAAGTTCTCCGTTTATATACTGTAGGCTGACAGCAGCACCATCTAGTTTAGGTGTTACTTCCGCCCATTGTTTTAGTACTGTATGAGGATCTTTCTCCCCTTTATATACTTTTTGTAAGGAATACATAGGGAACATGTGAGGAATTCTTGCACCATCACTAGTTCCTACACTTGTTGTTTCTAATTGTTCTTCAAGTCTATCATATACATCATCTTCCATTATAGGATCGCCGTTGTAGTATGCTTCTTTTGCTTTCTTAATTAGTTCTTCAAGTTTAGTCATTATTTGCCTATGTGTTTTACTTCGTTGTTTGGTATTACTTGGTATGCCCCTTTATTGTAGGCAATCGAAACAGTATAATTCTTACTCTCTTTTTGTTTGTAAGTATTATCCTGTGGAGTTGCGTACTGGCTCATAGGAGCCGAGGGGTATTCTTCCGTGGTTCTACGGAATGTGCTGTCTGGAGCAAAGGTTTTCCACTCAGGTTGCTTTGTTCTTACAGCCTTTGTGAATTTGCTCTTACGTTTGCGACCGTGTTGGTCATATGTCATTTGTCCTTTTATAATCATGAGTATATTATACTAAAATTTTAAGGAATTGTCAAGAACTATTTTTCCTAGAGGTAGATTTCATCCAGTAAATCTTTGAAGTTTTCTTCTAATATTGCTTTAGATTCTGCTAGGGATAGAATTTCTACTAAGCCTTCAAATAGGTTTCTTGTGTTTTCAAAATCAATTGGCATGGTTATGCCTTTGTTGGAAGGTTTCCATTCTTCGTCAAAGTCTAAATAGTACTTCCTTAATGAAATATATTCGACTCCTCGAAAATGACTGATGATGAGTTTGACTTGCTCTGTGCTAGTCTCTTGTATACTTTTTTCGTAAATTGGTGGGACATCTAAATCAATCATTGCGAATGACTCGGTTTAGAGGTATGATACTCGTTACATTTTCAGGCACAAGGATTCTATAAGAGTCCGTGTCCCAACAAAATAACAAGGACGTATGTTGTCCCTCTTTAGCTCTATTCTTCTTACCTTGAATGTATTTAGTACTAAAATCTCTAGTACATACATTATACTTTAGTTTACGAGAGTTCTGACTTCTATAAGTAACGACTGCATCTCCTGCTTCGTCTATCTTCCTCTCAAATTCTGCTTTCTTCATTGTTCCTCCAATTTAATCTAACAAAAACTCTTTTGAATTGTTAAAGTGGATGGTTACTTAATCAGAATACAAAAAGCCGAGACAGTCAGTAACTGCCTCAGCAAACTTTAAATCACACTACTTATTTAAAGATTCGACTACTGTTGTAAAATAGACCGCAGCTTTACCAGTTAGTTTACCGATAATAGCACTGTCTGCTTCTACTCCAGCGTCAGAAAGTGCACTAGTTAGTTTTTCTTGTGCATCTGCAACACTAACTCTACCACCACCGGTGCTTCCACCTGATGATTTAGCAGCTGGAGTTTTTCTTACGTATACTCCTGCTTTTGTTAGTATCATTCTTACGCCATTTGGCGACTCGCCGAGTTCTTCAGCGATATCTTTTACAATCTCCATAGAATTCTCAGGTGTAGGTTCTCCATCCTGATACATCTCGATTGCTTGTTCTTTAGCTTCATCTGTCCAAGCCATTTTATATCTCCTTTTTTTGTTGCGCATGAACTCTGGCATACCAATTGCCCACCCTGTGGTCTCTCGCATTTGTTGGTAATATCTGTCGCTCATATTTGCTGTTTTTTGTTTATAAATATATTATAATAAAATTATAACCAATTGTCAAGAACTATTTTTTGTTATCTATAATTATTGGTATTATTTTAAGTGTTTCTCTAGGGCATTTAACATATCTTCTGCTTCCGCGAGTTTAGACAGTTCCTCTTTTATAGCACCAACTAGATCATTGTGCTCGCCTATCCCTACTGAATTTCTCATATAAACTCTACAGTTAAATCTGTGTTTTGCTATTTCACCTTCTAAGTGTATTTTTAAATCTTCGTACATTTTTTTATTTCCCAGTTCTCTATTGCATCTCTTATGCTTTGCTCAGCTAAAACTGAACAATGAATTTTTATGGGAGGTAGTTCCAATGCTTCTGCAATCTCCTTGTCTCTTATCTGCTTGGCCTCTTCTATAGTTCTTCCAAGTAGCAAATCCACAAACAAACTACTGCTAGCAATAGCACTCCCGCAACCATAAGTTTTAAATTTAACATCTATTATTCTTTCATCCTTATTTAATTTAAGCTGGAGTTTCATTACATCACCACAAGCAGGAGCGCCTGTCATACCTGTAGCGACATTTGGATCGTTGGGATCAAATCTTCCAACACTAAACTGTGCAGGGCTGTTTAATACGCCTTCGAATCTATCTATCACTTTCTTACTGTATGCCATTATGCTCCTAAAACTGCGTCAACAAAGCTGACACAAAAGGCTTGTGCTAATTTATCTGATAGCAACGCGGGGGTAACAGGAATAAGTATCAAAGTAAACCCTAACAATGTTACTACAAAAGCAATATATTTATGTACTACTATTGGATTGTTGGGGTCTAGTTTTTGTACTAAGTTAAAGCAAGGTCTATATAGACGAAACATAGCCAAAACTATGCCCGCAATGTAAAATGCTAAAAAATATTCCATGTTGTTTCCCTTTGTGTTACAAATACTTATGTAAATGTCTTAGGCTTCCCATTTCCCAACTAGCTAAACAGTATTGTTTGCCTGCGTACTCCAGATGTGGAAAATAAGTATCTTTTAAATCTTCTTGAGTACACTCAATCGTATCTACAAGATAAAAATTAGTCCCATCTGTCGTAGCGTGTAGTTTTTTAACTATAGCTGGAAAGTTCTGTCGAACTGCCCAAATTCTTTCTCCTACTTCGAACTCTTCTGCTACACATTGTTCTGGTAGCATGGCGTTTCGTCTGCCTTCATAGTCTGTTTGAGGTAACTTCTGAGGTATACCTAACCTTTCGACTATTCCTTTTATAAAGGCTGGAGATCTATATAACGCTTTTGCTATATCTGAAACATTACTACCTTCCAAGTAGAAGTTTACTACTTGTTTGATCTCTACTTCAGTTGCTCCTTTGCCTTTGTTATGAGCTTTTCTTCGCTCTCTGTACTCTACAGTTTCAAGATAGTCCTGTAGTATCTTATTTAATCTAGTGGTGTTGTACGATATATTTAATATATTACAAGCTTCCTTTTTCGTTATTGGACTATCTTGGTTTAGTAGTTCGTATACATGTTGTATATTTGTTTCTGTTAAGTTCTCGTGCTTTTTAGTCTTTATCGCCATTTGTCTCTCCGTTTAATTTGGATGGCGTCTCTGATCCTAGCAAGATTATGGCATAGTGAAGTATCTTCAACAAATCTTCTTTGTTGCGACCTTCTTTTTTGCCATAGCGTTGTGCATATTTTATTATGTTTCCAATACAAAAGCCTTCACCATGACCAGCATCAAATATAAACTCAGTTGACTGAATTTTATTCATACTGTAGTGTTGGCCATAAGTTCCTAATATATGGTTACGAAGTATTTGTAATACCTCATCTTCATTGAACTTGTACTTAGTCAATTAAGTTCTCCAGTTCTGTATAACCACCTATACTAGTTCCGTCAATTATAATCTGTGGAAATGTCCTTGCTGTTGGAAACTTTTCCATTAAATCTTTATACTCAAAATCAACTCCAAGTTGTTTGTATTCTACTGTATGTCCTTTTCGTGTTGCTAAACTTTTTGCCATATCACAATAAGGGCAATTGTCTTTTCCATAAATTATAATCATTTCTTTCTCTTATTCTTTCCTGCTAAAAATGCTGATTCGTATGCAAACCAACCTGCTAAGCCTACTATTAATATTACTAATACTTTCTCTCCATATACGGAAAGAAAAGCATACCCAAATAAAAGTACAAGAACAACTAACGTTACATAGACAAATAATTTATTCCAATCTATCATTTTGCTGTTATCCTTTTTTCATAATCGGCGTAATCTTCATTCCACCAATCGGGTTTTTCTCTGTGAGACCAGCTAGCGAATGTTGCTTTATCAAGATGATAATAGTCTCTATAACTTTGTATAGGATTATCATAGTCTTTCAGCTCATCAGGCATTGCTAGTCCAAATGTTGTGAAACCTACCTTCGGTAAATTTTTTGTTTCGGGTAATTTATTTACTACTTGTTCAACGGACTTATGTAGTTTGCCGTATCTATAGTGGTATTCATCATTCAATGCATTTGCATAACAATGTACCCATTCGTGATTTTCAAGGGATTCTCTTGCCCAGATAGTGCAAGGATGATTGTACATCATTGGTAGATAGGGGTAGGGTCGTTCCTCCATTGGTAAGTGTTTGATCTCAGCTTTCGCTTTGTTCATTACTTCTCTTTCCTCTGCGTTGAGAGCGCGGGGAACGAACCCTAATAATTCATCTATCCAAACAGTAGTGCATAAGATTTGTGCTGCCTCGAGAGGCATCTTGACTATATGCTTGTCCACATGGTATTCGGCGGCTTTGTCTAAGTCTTGGTCTAAATAAAATAAATTCATTTAATCCAACACTTATACCCTGAACACTCTTTCGTGTTCTTGCGACCACCGCATTGCTTACAATATTCTACTGATTTTTTTAAGTCCTTGAATTTTTTCATACATATATTATACTAAATATATGAGCAATTGTCAAGAACTATTTTTTGTTACTTCGAGTTTATCTTGTCTTTCGCTGTGCCAGCGTACAAGCCGAACCATGCCGCACCCGCTCCGACTACAATACTGATTAAACCAGACTGCTCGAATGTTGGTGCTGGAAGTTCCATAAACCATATTGTACACTTATAAAGTAATACAATGTACACAGTGAGGAACATTCTTGGGAAAATTCTCCAAGCGTCTATCATTCCTGATAGCCATATCCATCTCTGCCAAGGGTTTTCTGGTTCTTTGTCGTTTTCTAACTCCATAATTTTAGCTTTAAGTTCACCTATTTCAGTGACCATTGCCATAAACTTATTAAGGTCTAACTCTACTTCGTTGCGTGACATATCGCCACTGAATCTTTCATCAGACATTGCCTTTATCCTTAGCCTTTCCAATGTTCAATGCTAACATATCTACAAATTTGTAGAATTTGCCCATCCATACATCATCCTTAGGTGTCGGTGTTGACGCCGCGATTAAACTAGCAATTGTTACTATTAGAGTAACTAAACCTATTAAATCCATTAACATAATATTCTCCGCTCTGTAAAGAGCCTTGCCCTAAAATTAGGGACTTCCTTGATAAGAAACTATAGAATTTAATCTAATGTCTTCCCATCTATCCTCATCCATTCGATAACACACTATGGTGTCATTGATTTGTTGATTGACTCTACCTCCAGTGAGGGACTCCATCAACGTACAAGGAATTGTATACTCCTTGTGAGAGTTTTGTGAAACGAATGTAATATCTACTACATCACGCTTTAATAGTTCTCTTAATTCTGTAAACATTTTTTACCCCTGCTCTATACGCATCTATGAGAATTCCTTTTTCTCGTATTAATACCATTTCTCTACTTATTGGTTTCAGCATCCATAGAAATTCTTTCACTTATCTATGTGTTGCTCTACTGATGTAAGTCTTTCGATAAT